AAGGGCATGAAGAAATCGCTTAAAGGAGACATTCTATGACATTAGGAAAATTTATGGGCGTTGCTCAAGCGAGCATAGGCAAAGTCAATGGCGTCGCTGCTGCTTCTATTGGGAAGATTATCGGTATTGATTTTGCCCCTCCTGTTCCTTCTACCTTCTCTTTTGACGTCACTACGGCAGCTGCTGACACTTTCGAGCTTCCTATATTAGCAGGCGGCGCAGGAATGACTCAAGATTTTGAAGTTGACTGGGGTGATAGCTCATCAAGCACTATAACATCGTATGACGACGCTGATAGAACTCATTCATACACAGGAGCCGGAACGTTTACCGTTGTTATGACAGGAACTTGTGAGTGGTTTAAGTTCAACAATGCAGGAGATAAGACGCTTATTGTAGAACTTAACGCATTTACTGGTGACATGGGATTCAAAGTTCTGAATTTTAATGGATGTACTTCTCTACATACTGCATGTGCTCTTGGAACTATGGCATCTTTGATTAATGCGACAGAAATGTTTTATTCATGTTCTGCGCTTACGTCTATACCATCAGGATTGTTTGATGGTTGTTCAGGTATGGCAGCAGCTAATGGATTCTCCTGGACGTTTTATGCATGTACTACTATAACATCAATTCCTGCTGATCTTTTCAGATATCAACCTCAATTAACAACAGTAGCATTTAGCAGTACATTTCGTTATTGTATAGCTCTTACATCAATAGTTGCTGACCTTTTCAAATATAATATAAATATAACAACGACAGCATTTTCAGATTGTTTCAATGCATGTGAAGCACTTACAGCTATAGTTGGAAGTTTATTTGACTATAATACAGCAATGACTAAAACATCATTTAGAAATACATTCAAAGACTGTAAAAATACATCATTAACATCGATACCAACCGATTTATTCAAGTTTAATACAAATATAACTACATCGGCATTTGGAAGCACCTTTATCAATTGCAATAAGATTACAACTATTCCGACCGATTTATTCCGATATAATATATCAATATCTTCAGCTTCTTTTAGCAGTGTATTCAAAGGATGCTCTGTATTAACAGCCATTCCAAATAATTCATTTACATATAATACTTCTGCTGCAAGCTTTATTTCCAGTTTTGATACATGTCCTCTATTAGAAACGATTGGAGTCGATTTATTCCGATATAATACATCATGTCTTACTTTCTCATCTACATTTAGTGGAAGCAATAAACTTCAACACCACTCTACAGTTTTTTGTGCCTCTGGTGAAGAGGGGTCTCGTTTCTTAAATCAATCAGTAGCTTTCAATTTTTGTTTTTTCAGAACCTCATTTACAGGAACTCAGGGTACGGCTCCTGCTTTATGGGATTTTGATTTTGGAACTGGATCTCAAGTAACATCAAATTGTTTTAGTGGTGCTGGTAATGATGGAACAAGTCTTGATAACTACACTGCTATACCTACACGTCTACTAACTATAAATGTTGCTCCGACAACAGACTGGGCTAAAACAGATATCATAACAGGTCAGACGAGCACAGAGACATGTAATATTATGTCAGCATATCCGCATGATTCGGATTTAAAATACTGGACTGATACTGAGACAGGATCATATACTGATGCTGAGGTCATAGGAGTTACAGGTAACGCTGATAAATTAGCCGACCAAAACGCAGGTGCGCCAACATTCGCAGCAGCGTGGCAATAAAAAAATAAGGAGAAAGCATGGAATATTCAATACTAAGACAAGAACAACGTAAATCTAGCACAGACGAAGACGAGATATTCTTACAGCTCGAAATATCAACAGACACCGATGTCTTTCAAAAAGCTCTATGGCTCACAGCTAGCGATGTAGCTACGATTATAGATGACTCAACATCTATTGACGCAATAGCAACACGAATAGCAAACAGAGCCGTTATAGCTCGCCCTAAGCAGCTAGAAGACGAATCAAAAGCGCATGACATTGAGATAGCGCGTATTGCTCTTGAGACAGCACAAGAACAAGCGAAATTATTATAGTTATAGCGAAGATATACACTTATAGCTAGAATCTGCTATAACTCAACAAGGAGTCTAACAATGAAACTACTAGAGCCATTCACAGCAATTTTCGTTGCAGTCATAGTCGTAGCAGCAGGCTACTCGATATTCATGAAAGTCAAGCCTGGTGTACTGCCAGAGGACTCATTTATTGAAGACGTTATCATCGAGCCCATAGCTGAGATGGTACTTGATTTAGAGCCTGGAAGTTTAGACTTAACTCCTCACTCCACAGAGCAAAAAGAACGTCTTAGAGAAGATCTCAGCTATCTCAAGCTGTCCGACGAAGCTAAAATCTAGCGATGTATCCTCGGGAAGAACCAAAAAACTGGCAGTTGATTGCTTTAGCTCTTGCGATGCTCTTGATTGCTATCTTGCTTAAGAGAGCGCTTTGAAACCAAAGCGGCGATAGTAGCTCTTGTTCGACAGCGCTTAACGCTACCAGCCTCCCTGTCGCCGCGATGGAAATGTTGAGTGGTATGTTCCAAAGTGGAACTAACCTATTGCGAAATTGGCATCCAAAATATCGGTATGCCTTCCTCTGGGACAAATACTTCTTTCCCTAATTCATCGCAGTAGTCTTCTTGCGCCCATTCCACCCTTTCTCTTATGGACTCGCTCAATGGATATGTCACACCAGTTCCACCGCCATTTTCATTATAAGGTGTCCTAAGTTCTTTTCTTATATCATCACCAACCCAGTAAGACATCTTTTCGTATATTGTTAACTCATGACGATCATAAAGACTAATATATCTCAGTAAATACCATTTTGATTCAGTTGGTTTTATATGCTTAAACTCTTTCCACTCACAAGAATATATAATATCCTGTATATAAGACCAGTGCGTCACTTTTTCAACCACATCATCACAAGCTACCGTCTGCCAAAGAGCTCTTTCAATATCATGATAATACAAACTTTCACATTCATTATCTAAAAACAAATAACCTATATATATTTCTTTTTCGGTTTTAAATAAAATTTTATTAAATATATCAAATTGAACATATGAAACAGGAGGACGATTATTTTTTGTATCTTTCCATTGCATTGTTTTCTCCTTTTTAACGCTGCCTCATCCCACAATTTGTACAGTAAGCAGACGAAACGCTATTCATAGTGCCGCATCTCGGGCAGTCCCACCAACGACCTTTACTCTGCGAGTGACTCTCTACTTCGCATTCCTTGCATTCTGTTGCGCTAAAGCATTTAGCTTCTGCGACAGCGAAGATTGTGGCACTTAGTGCTAGTGCGATAAATAATATCTTTTTCATTTTATTTCCTTTTTTCGGTTTTGCTTATTTTTCCTTTTCCAGAACTTCATAAATTTCACTCTCAAAGATAGCCCATGTTTTGTCTACTTCTTCTTTGTGCTTACGTTCAACATTTTTCATTACTATGCGTGCTTGATCTTCATTTAAATAAGTTCTCATATCAGTGCTAGCTGTATACATAACATCGGATAAATACCATGTTAGTGATATAGAGGGGTTCTCGCTTTTTTCATCTTTCATACTTTTAGCTATCTTGTCCCTTAAGTTATTTTATGCTTTTTTAAAATCTCAGAACTCTCTAAGTCTCCCGCATATCCGTTGATTTTCATCGAAGTCGTTTTGTAAACGACTTTCTTGTCTACGTCGCTAATCTTTTCAGCAGGCATTGTAATGTAGACTTCTTCTTGTAGTGCTTCGCCGCAGTGGGGGCAAAATTTGTATTCCATGTTTTAACCTATTGTTGTATCATCGCTGGAAAGTAAGCCCAATATAGCACTTCCTCATTTTCTACCATTCGAGATCCTCTTCTTCTAATTTGATTGTATTCGTTACCACCTCGACACCGACAAAGATCTCGAAGGGCTTTTTGCACTTCTTGCATCGCACGGCATCAAGCCTTACCTGTTCTAGCAAGCTGTTAATCTTAGCTTCGTGGTCGCACCACGGGCATTGGACTTTGTTTGAGTACGAAGTGAGTGTGTTTACTTTTAGTTTGTCTGTCATATTTCCCCAAGAAACGTTTTCTCTGGATCGTTTGGAAGTGGTCTCCAGAAAAGCACGGGTTTTCTCGTCACTTTATCATTTAATAAAAAATAGGGTTTCTTTCCTTCTTTGATATAGTATCTGCATATCTTTTTAGAAAGACCTTCGCTATTCTTCTTTTTTACGCATATAATATATTCGCCTTCTACTTTGGGCTGTATATCTGAAAATCTATGCCAAGTGTTTCTGAACTTTTCTTCATTTTTTTTATTACAATCGCCACAAATAAATTTTCCTTCGCGATGTCTGTAGTTATAGTTTCTAAATAAATGACGCTTAATAATTGAGCATATATCGCGATGCTCTCCATGTGCAGGAATCCATGACTCACATTTAGATGTAAAAATATTTTCACATTGATCGCATTTTACCGTGAAGTTATCGATATATTTATTATATCTATTCGTTTCGCCGCGACTAATATCTTCTTTTTTTTCGTATTCTATGCTCATTATTTTTTGCTGACCCGATAAAATCCGATCCCCTCAACGTCCTTGGTAAAACGCTTAATGTCCTCAGCTGAGATTTCAAACTCAAGATAAAGCGCCTCTTTATCGAACTTTGCTCGAGGCTTGGTTCTTTTGAATTGCAAATTTCCAACGATAAAGTCCCCGTCGTCTCCGGCTGAGATGATATCGCTTTTCAAAGTTTTCTCTTCTTCCTGTAGCGCAGCAATCTGAGCCTGAACTTCCTCTAATCTTTTGGATTTTGACACGACTTCGGTATCAGTAAGATTAGGAATTTTAGGTGGCGGCGCGTTATCCTTTAAGATATTCTCTTCCCAAAATTCAATAAGACCCTTCAACATGAATGCGATATCCTTCTCATTGCGGGGGATATTAACGATTAACAGCTCGCCTTCTTTACTTAGTGTTACCAAGTCGCAGGAAGAGGCACCGCTCACAAATAATTGTTGCGTTACTTGCCAATAGTAAGAAGGATATATCTCCTTCACAGCCTCGACGCTGTTTAGTCGTAAGCAGTTTGAGAGTTTGGGGTACATGCTCGCTTTATATTCTGCTATCATATTATGTTCAAAATTATGTGCATCGAAAGAAGCAGATATAAATGGATGCGTTTCGCTCTCACATGTGGGGTTTTCAAAGACCATATTTTTAAAGCGTGAATACTCTTCCATAATTAAAGGCTCGAGTTTCTCACCGTATTCAGTAAATTTATTACCGTTGAAAGTATCAAAACTTCTTCCCGTCTTCTTCTCCCAAACATCTAAAGGGGTATTTCCCTCGTATTGAGAAACGCCTAATATTGACGCGCACTCCGACGCACCCAAATGCTTAAGTCTAAAGCTTTTCCACTCTTCTGATTTCTGGGTAAGATTAAATGTTTTCATGGTCGTTATTCCCCTTTAAACACTTTTTGCAGCGCCTTGTATGCTTTTAACTCAAGCTCGCTTTTGACTACCGCTCTCGCTGAGTAGTCATCGAAATTGACTTCTTTGGTTGTAACATCACAGACGCCCTTAATCATTTTTATCGCAGTAAGTGTCGGCTCGATGTCATCGTCTCTGATGTCTCTGTCGAAAGTTACATATACTCCTTTGTATCTAGTTGTCATTTTGTAATTCCTCTCCTTTTAATATTTCCTCTACTTCTTCTTTCTCGAGGCGATACATCTTAGCTATAAGATTGATGTATTCTTCTGAACCATCGCTCATTTCTCGAATAAAAGTCTTAACCGATTTGGTTATGCGTTTTTCTTTTATTGAGTCTTCAAGTTCTTTTTTAGCCTTCTCCTTTACTTTTTTATCTGCCACGCAATACCTATCGCATCGTGTTGATTTACCAGACCTTACGAGACTTAAAGCCTTCACCGTTTCAGCACCGCAATCGCATCGAGTAAGGCACATATTGCGACCGTGGACATCTTTGCCGCAGTATCGCAACACAACGAGATTCCCAAACCTTTTTCCGACAGCCTCTTCGAGATTAAGCTTCAGAGCGTGTTCGTGTCCACACTTCATGCAGCAGTAGTGATGTTCCGCTCTTTTGTGTCGATTTACGTCTCTATCGAAAACTTTCCGACAGTTTTCGCATACCACGTTTCGAATTTGCATATCGTTCGCTTGTT